TATTATGTTTGCAGCTTCAAATCCAAATAAACCTGTATTGCCAATAGGTGTTCTTGATACAATAGCTTCACGTACTTCAGTCAAAATATCTTTACTAAATTCTTTGTTCAAAATATCTTTAGCTATATCGGGGTGTGTTGCATTTATAAGTTTATACAATGGATGGCTTTTTTCTAATTTTGAACCTGCTGCTGTTGCATCTGCTGCAATAAACAATTCAGACATTTTCTTATCTATGTTTTTATCAATTTTACTTGCATAATCTCTTATAATAATTTCTGTCTTAAAGTCGTCAGTGTTTAATATGACATAGTCATCTAAGTTGTATGTTCTTATAGAATCGACTTTACCTTTATTAGCTAATGTAAATGTTTTACCCGATGACGGAAGACCACCAGCAATAACTTGTTGACCATCTGTTCTAGCTCCTGCTGCTTTTTGTTCTAGTATTTTCCTATCGATAGTCTTTTGCCATTCTTGTTTTAAATCATCTTCCCATGCAATGACTGGTTTACCCTTTTGATTATCCCATTCATACTTACCATACTTATTGCGGTAATGTTTAGAACCACCTCTTGACAAGTTGTGGTTAATTATGTCTTGTTTGCTTTTTATATCTTTTGGTAATGGCGGCGGTGCATGAAAATTAGCATTATCTTCTAAATAGTTCATTACACCAACATCAGCTTCATAGAATTTATAAAAAGCATATCGTAAATCTTTTTGCTGCTGTACTGTTAACTTGTCAAAACTATCTACACCGTAATCTTTTATATTTGGTGGTTCAAGTACTGCTGCTACATCTGCTCTAACTTGTGGGCTAATAAGTCTAGGGTCTATTCCTGTAAAGCCGCCAGCTTGATTAACTAACTTGTTTAGCTGCGGTAAGTTACCTTTTGCTTGGTCAAGTACTTCTACTGGTATATTAACAGATTCAGCTAAACGTCTTAGTCTCTGTTCTCCAGTAAACCAGCCTAATGAGTTACGTTCAAGCAAGTTTTCTAATCTTCTACGTTCTGCTTTATATTTTGCAGCTCTTTTCTTTGCGCCAGCTGCACGATTCTTGCTGCCATTCTCTCTGTATATCTTTTCTTTTAATCTGTTAGTTTTTTCTAGCTTTTGTAATCTACGTATCTTACTGCGCCTATCTCCATTAACACTGTCATCTGTATCTGTCGGTGGTTCGGAGTAGCCATCAATATATACCTGCAATGAATGTGTGCAGTTAGGATGAAATAAACCATCAGCTTTTGCAGTATCTAAACTAGGCACTTCGTGAAATTTAGGTGGTAACTTTTCTAAGTCATTAGTAGTTCGTATTACTTTGCCTTCGTATGGTCTGCATAAATCACATTCCATCGGACTGTCAGTTACAAAACTAAGATATTGGTCTGCATCTTCATATCTATCTATAGAACCTTGTACTTGTGCATTACCAGCAATAGTTCTGATTGACGTTTCAGCGTAAGCATCTATCGCCATCTTCCTATTGCCGACATTTATAGTCTTTAAACCTTTATCTAATAAGCTGTTAACAGCTATTTCTGTAGCATCCTCTAATGTTGCCCCACCGCCTAAAACTAGCGCCGCTGCGGACTCTGTAGCTTCTCTAAAGGCATCTTGTACGCCGTTAACTATATTTAGCTTGTTAACTCGGTTACCCATACGATTAATTGCAGCATCCATTAAACCATCTAGTGCATATTGTGACAATGTTTGAAATCCACCACTTACATCGGGCGTAATACCTGCTGCAAGTAATTCTGCTGCTGCTGTCTGCTCTCCAATAGAGTAAGCAATTTCTACTGCATTAGTTATCGATGTTGGTATTGCAGCAATAGCTTTGTCAGCTTGTTTTGTTGCTTCTTCAAATAGTTTTTTATATGACTTTTGTTTAAATTGTAGCCATGACTCTACAGAAGATAAATATTCTGCATTTGTATTGCCATCTAGTACTTCATTGGCTGTAAGCTCTGTTAAAAATTCAGAGATGTCTCTGAATACTTCAGCTTGCGATTCGACTAGCTGTTCATTATTAACTGGGTCATAAGCCATATCATGGTAAGTCTAGAACATCAGATACGTTTTGGTCAGACAAGTTAAAATTAGTTGCAATCTTAAGTACTTCTTGTTCTACTTCTTCTTCAGATAGTTCGGGGTTAAGCAATCTAACTTTTGTATCTAATGATGCAGCTTGCGCTCTGTGTAGTGATTCAATTACTGTTGCAGATTCTCTAACATCTTGTTGTACTGCATCTTGCCATTCAATACGTAATTTTAATGGTTTGTATTGTTTACTAAATATCTCTACATCAATAAGTTGTAATTTATAAAGTATATCTTGTAATGGTGGTGTGTAGTATCTTTGTTTTTTACCTTGTGTTGTAAATGATTTTCTTTCACGTAGTTTAAGTGCTGTACCGCTCTCTGCTCTACCTTCTATATTTATGCCGAATGACTGTGGACTGTAACCAGCAGCTGTGACTGCTCTATCTATAAGTTCCATCACGGTGTTCTTGTGTGCTGCATCCCTTATATCGAATTGGACGGGCTGTATTCCTTTAGATTCTCCGTTAGGGTCTATTTCTAGTCCAGTAAATACTTCTGCATCAATGTCAAAAGTAGTACCTCTTCCACGACCTCTTCTCTCTAAATATTCTGTAGGTACAACTATTCTTGATTTACCAAGTCTAATGTCTCTCATCCATGATGTGTACGATTCATCAATAGCGTCAAATAAACCTTCTATACCGTCATAGTCAGAACGACCATATTCGTAACCTTTTAATCTTCTTAGTGGTCTTTGATTAGGTACATAAACAGAAGCAAGCCCGTTAAATGGTAAAACTACTTCTTCTTCTAAGTCAGAAGTCTCTGCTAATTTACTAAGTTCAACTCTTGTACCGATATTTGTCTTAGTGCCATGATAAAGTGCATGATGTATTAATCCGTCTTCGTGATGTTCTATATGACGATATACACCTTGTCCATCAACTGGTTCATACTCACTGACGTAACCAACGGCTACTAACTCTCCATACATAAACGTTGCAATTGCCCTGTCGGGGTTAACTACTTGTATCTTTGGAGAATCCATAAATCTACTATCCCAAACTAATCTTAAAAATACACCACCCATTGCTGATGATGTCTCGCCAGCTTCTAGTAGTTTATTTTTAAGCCCGCAGTAATCTATTAAATCGTTTAGTGCATCTTGTGTGTTTATTGTGTCTTGGTCTGATGCTTCTTCATCTTGTATAACAAAGTTAGGTGGTTCAGAAAATAATAAGTCAGCACTTGTTTGTGCTATGTCTCCAGCTAAAGGAACGTGTATCTGATGTCTGTCTGTTTGTAGCTCTGTTGCGCCTTTGCGTGTCCAAAACATATAACGTCTTGGTCTATAATCTTGTGGCACGTCAGCATACGTCTTTCTAAGTATTGCTGGGTCTCCCGCATGCCATGCAGAATGTTCTTGATAAACCCTAAATATTTGTTTGTGGTTTTCGGGCGGATAAGCCGACCCGTTAGCGGGTAGATTTAACATTTAATATTTTTTCTTTTTTTTAGGCATTCCTTTTTTCTTTGCCTTCTGTGCTTTAGGATAACCTTTTTTCTTTGGCATCTGTTCACTCACTCCTTGTAATCCAATGTCGCCATATAGCGCCTAAACTTATCATTGCATATCTTAGCGCATCTACTGCATGGTCATTACGTTTTAAAGGTTTATCTTCGCCTTTTTCCTGTTGCTTGACATCCCAAACATACGACTCAATCTCTTCGATTAAGTTAGTACAGCTGTTATGAACTTGCAGCTTACGACTTCCTAATAAGTTGTATACTATTCTAATACCATCTTGTACATTGTTGTTCGCTTTTGATACACCTAAATGATTATCTCTCCACAGCTGTGTAATAAAACTAGCAGCAGAAGGGTCAACAAAAATACGTCTTACGTCATAACCATCTAAAAACTTAGTAAGTTCCCTTGAGTATTCTGCATCTGATAGTTGTCTTTGACCTTTTTTAGAATCATAATAATATTCTTTGACTGCATATAACTTATCGTCTTCCCCTTCGCCTATAAGAATAGCGGTAAACGGATTAGTTGTGCCATAGTCAATGCCTACCCAGTACTCTCTCATCTTTGGCAGCTCATTAACAACATTATGTAATCTATCAAAACAATCATAAACAGCGCCTTCTGCCATTACCCATTCGCCATTAATAAATC